TGTGCAGCACAGAAGATGAGCGTGACGTTGACTTTGATGCCCTGCTCAGACAGTCTCTTGCAAACAATCAAACCTTCTCTTGTGCAAGGAACTTTAATGGTAGCAACTTCACCAAACTTTTCGTACAGACGAATACCTTCATCATACATCTCAAGGTCAGAACCTACGACCTCCATGCTGATATCTTTTACCCCGAGGTCTTTGATCGTTTGATAGACATCTTCTGGGTTTTTACCACTCTTCATAATAAGAGTGGGATTAGTAGTGACACCATCTACTAATCCCGTTGAGAAATATTTTTCAATTACTTCGGTGTCTGCCGTATCGAGGAAGATTTTCATTAAGAAAAAAATGCTACGTCAATTATATATCATTATCTTCCTCATTGTAAAGACTTTCAAGTCTTTCTTTTGTCAAATCAACATACATTAATTCATCACCAGGAGCAGGTGCCTCTGGATGACGTGGTTTTGGTTTATTCATCTCTATGTTTATAGATTGAATATTAGACCACATCATCGCAAATGCAGCACCTGCAATAAGAGCAAAACAAATAAAGTATATGAGAACGAACCAGGGGTTCACAGTGCATTACCTCTAGGAAGAACTTCCTCTGGGAATACAAACTGTTCATGTGGTTGATCCACTGGTGCCATCCATGCACGGAGACCTTCATTCAAGAGAATGTTCTTGGTGTAGAACGTCTCGAACTCTGGGTCTTCTGATGCT